CATCGCGACGACGAATCCGCCGAACGCCTCGAACACCGCATCGACGACCTTGGGAATCAACTCGCTCCACAGGTCGAGATCGCCGAGCGCCTTGTCAGTCGTGTCGACCTTCGGCGCGGCTTGGATGAGCGTGATGCCTTTCCGCATCTCAACCGAGTGGACCGTACTCTGATCCACCGTATTGAGCGAGCGGGCGATGACTTCCCAATCAGCCCCGCGGTCGGCGATGAGCGACGTATCAATACCGTAGCTCTCGGCTTCGAGCGCCGCCTCGTCGCGCGAGTTGAAGACGCTCTTGTCCAGCATGAGCGACAGCGTCACCGGCTCGACTTTCTTCGCGCGGAAGCCGACCTCGCCCTCGCTCGCTTTGCGCCGCTTACCGGTGCCGCCGATCGAGAAACCGCGGATCTCGCCGCGTTCGATCGCGAGCCAGACATCGTCGTTCGTGACCTGCACGCCGAACCACCACCCGCCCTTCACGCCGAAGACGCCATCCGCGTCGAACATCGACGCGATGGGGAAGCCGACGCCGCTGAACACCTTGTGCTCCTCGCCGACGCCTTCGCCTTCGTGGGAGCGCTCGGACAGCGCGCGCATGAACGACACCGACGCCGTCTCGACGATATCTTCGGTCGTGATGTCGCCTTCAAGGTCGGGCAAGTCAGGCACGAGCGCGTAGCCGAATACCTGCCTCTTGACCTCGTCGACCTTGAGGATCTGGACCGCCTTCTCGAACTCGGGCCTGACGCGATTGCCGTCGAGGCTCTTGGTCATCACGAAGTGCGCCGGCTGTCCGAGCGCGGGGTTCCGCGTGAGCGTGACCTCGTGGACCCGCAGTTCTTCGAGAAAGTGCAGGTCGTCGAACTCGAACACCGCGCGAGCGACGCCCGCGTCGATCGCCTTGCTGACGATCGGTAGCCCGACCGTGACGCTGACGCCTTCAGCGATGCTGCGCAGCACGCGCAGCGAACCCTCGACGAAAATGCTCGCCGGGTGGATCTCCGCGACGAACGTGTCGCCCTTCTCGGTGACGGTCTTGGGCGCGAATTCGAGTTCCCCCGTGACGAAGGCGGCAGCCTCCTCAGGGGTCTTGAACGCGTCCTGCGTCAGCGTGACCGTGTGGATCACGAGCGCAGAGAGTTGCCGCTTTAGCAGCGGGGCGAGCAGGGTCGTCATGGTCGTCATGGTGTCATGTCCTCGATCTGATCGTCGCTCTGCTCGGGCTCGGGCGCAACCCCGATCGGCCCCGTCTCTGGATCTACCGCTCGCAGCGGCAGCGGTCCTGCGCTCGTCTGCACCCACAACTCGTCTGCCATCGGCACGTCTGTGACCGGCGGCAGGTTCATCTCGATGCGCGCTTCGTTGACTGTACGTAACCCCATACCCACAGCGCTACGCATCTCGCGCGCCTTGTTGAGCGTGGCGTCCTGGTCCGACAGGTCGAAGTCACGCAGTTTGAGCCGCGCATCCGTCACGCCGAAGCCCGCCTGCACGGTGACGCGCTGCCCACCCCCGTCGCGCGTCTTGATCCGCCCGTCGATCAGCGTCTTGCGAATGATCCGCTCGAAGCCCGTCTGCATCGGCTCGATCGTGTAGCTCTTGAAGTCGCGCCGTGCGCCCTCCTCGCTACCCTTACCGCCGAGCCGCCCCGCCGCCTGAATGCCGAGCATCTGGGGCGGCACGCCGTGGCCCGCAATGATCTCGTCGCGCGACTGGTCGCCGAGCCCGAGAAAGTCGCCGTCGGTCGAGCCGCCGGTGCCGATCTTGAGGTCGGTGATGTCTATGCCCTGACCTTCCTCGACCTCGTCGATCGACAGCACGAGGGGCTTGTGCGAGCGGCCCTTGAGCCCGACCTCGAAGTAATCGGCGAGCTTCTTCTTCGTCCGCTCGTCGGGCACGATCCCCTTGAACACGATGATCTTGTTCGGGATCGTCTGGTGCTCGAAGAAGTCGGCATTGTACTCGTTGACCGCGCGGTTCTCGCGGATCGCCAGCGCTGCCGCTATCCAAGATGGGACTCCGTATTGCCCGCCGAGCGGGTGGTACGAAGCAAAATGGATCAGTTCCGTCGCCAGCATCTCGAAGTCGGTTTCCGATGCGAGCATCGGCTCGGCGTCCTCGAAGCTCGTCGGGCGTAGATCGCCGAACCTCTTGAAAAATCGCGCCTCGAAGTGCGAGCCGAAGTGCCCGACCTGCCAGTAACCCCGCAGCCTGGCGTCGATCGCCACGCTGATCGCGGGCACGTGCCATAGTTCGACGATCTCGCCCTGCTCGTCGCGGACCACTTCGAGCCACGCATTGCCGATCGCTTCGAGGTCGGTGAACAGGCACTTCGCGACGTCGTTGATCTCCTGGTGTCGGTCGTTCGGGTCGGCGAACAGCGCGCGGATCTTGCCGGTGACCTCCCCCTCGGCGGGGTCGATGCCCTCACGCTTGAGAATATGCCAGTCGAGCCCCGCAGCGATCTTCGCCTTGATCTCGACGCACCTGGAGTGCCACGTGTTCGACGTAAGGAACTGCGCCGCAGCCCAGAAGTCGAACGGGGGCGGCGTGATCTTGCCGTTGCCGAACGCCCCCGCGTGCTGCTCTATGACCTGCCGGCTGGTCTTCGATATGCCGAGCGGGTCGTCGTCCCACGTCGAGGAGGAGCGGCGTTCGATGCGCGCCTTCTTCATCCGATCGAAGAACTCGTCGGCGTCGCCGACGCCGCGGTCCATCTCGTCGAGCAACTCGTCGATCGTCACCGCGTCGAAGACACCGCTATCGGAGTCGTCAGCGCTGACAAGATCGGCGTAAGGGATGTCGGTGTGTACCGTGACCTTCGCCATGTCAAGCAACCTAATCGGGTCTAGTTAGCCGGTCAACCTAGTAGCATGCCACCTTGCCCCCGGTTTCGCCCTTCGTCCACGACTTCGGGGGCCACTTGGCGTCGATGAAGTAGCCGAGCGCATCGAGGATGTGCGAATGCTCATCGTGCTCGTACTCCTCGCGCCCCTCCTTCCACTGCGCGAAGGTCAGCGCGGCGATCACTTTCGTGAGCCGCTTCGACACGTACAGCGACGGCTCGTGCGTCTGCGGGTGGGGGCGCAGCTTGAGCTTGATCGCCTCAATACGGCGCGCGGGGCTCGGGCGCTTCTTACCGCGCACGCGGATGCCCATGCCCCGCAGAACGTCGAACGCGGACACCGAGTCTACCTTCGTGTAAACGCGCTTCTGACGCCCGGCAGGGTCGCCCCAATGATCGTCACGCGTTTCGAGGAGTTCGCCTGCGTACGGGCGCCTCAGAAGCTCTGCGCCCACGTCTCCGACGAGCCAGTGCCTCGCCTCCTCGGTGTCAGCAAGCTCGCCGCTGTAGATCGCGTCGATGACCCACGCTTCGCCGTAAGTGTTCCATTGGATGATGAGGCAGACGTTCGGGTCGTGCAACCCGAAGTCCCACGTCGTGCCGACGGAGTAGCGTGGGTCGTAGTCGATGAAGGCAGGCGCGTGCCGGTCTTCATCGAACTCCGAAAAGCACGCGTCGCCGCGCGTCGGTCGCGTGCAGGGGGCGACCTGCGTGGCGTACTTGCCGTGCTCGATCGCGCGGAACTTCGAGATCAACTCGTCGATCGCGTAGAAGCCGTCGGCGTTACGCAACCGCTCCTGACAGATGTCGTACCAAGACACCGGCTGGCCGTGCTGGTCGTATTTGAGGATCAGCTTGCAGTCGTCACACGTCGGGCGCACTTCCTCGGTGCACTTCTCGGCGACGTCGAGCCCGCAGAACGAGTAGACCTTGTAGCCGCGCATATCCGCTTCGTCGATCATCTGCTGCACGAGCCCGGTCGCGTACTTGCGCGTCGAGAGTAGCCGCACATTCGACTTGAACTTCGCCGTCTCCGTCGGCATCAACAGCGCCTCCTCGAACACGTCGGGGGCGAATAGCTCGTACTCGTCGATGTTGGTGCGGTGGGGGTGCGGGCTGTTGACCGCTTCGACCGTGCGCCCGGTGATGACCTCCAAGCGCGAGCGCGTGACGGTCATCGTTGACTTCATCGTCGGCGGGTAGACGATTCCTAGCTCGACGTCGTCCATCATCCAGCCGCGAATGTAGCGGTACATCTTCTGCGCTTGATCGAGGATCGCGCCGACGCTCGCGATCTCAACGCCCGGCTTGTGCAGTAGCTCGGCGTAGGACAGCGCCGCCGCAGTGATCGTCTTGCCGCCGCCTCGCGGCCCCATGATGATCGCCCGGGGCACGCGATCGAAGTAGCAGTCGGCAACCCACTGGAAGGGCGAGTCGTGGCAATCGCAGACAGCGACGCGGGGCACGCGCAAGTCACACACCGCAGCGAACCAGTTCCATAGCTCGTCGTCGGTCGTAGGCGGCGTCAGCTTCAACGCGATGCGCGCCTCGCGCGGCAGGTCCGCGAGCGTTGTCATCATCGCTGACGCCGCTTCGCCTTACGGTGCACCTTGTCGCGAGCAGCTTCGAGCCTCTTGTCGCCCCGAGCGATGTACCAGACAACCGCAGCAGAAGCTACGACGCACAGCACAGCGGCGAGCACGGCGACGAGCACGACCGCGTCAGCCACGCGACTAGCAAAGCTCGTCGATGATGCTGTCGCGGAGGTCCGCGAGGCTGGACAGAAGCCGTGAGCGACCGGCGGCAAGCTCGGCTCCAACAGGCTCTCGGCTGTCGTCAGTCGGGTCCTCAACTGGAGTCTGTTCGCCATCGCGCAGCTTCTTCCGGTATGCCTTCCGCTTCTTGCCCCATCCGCGGTCCGCCGCCTGCTTCATCAGCGTGGACTTAGAGATGTTGATTGCAGCGGCGAGTATGCGCTGCGACTCCCGCCCCTCGACGTAGCGCTTCTCGATCGCCAGCCAGTCATGCGCGCTGTTCTGTCTATTCGCCATCAGTTCGCTCTACGAGCCCGAGCCGCCCGGCGCTCGGCGTGCTGGACCTTCCAACGCTCCCGCTGCTCGGGTATCTTCTTGGCGCACGCGTGCTCGTGCATGTTGGCGTTCGGTCGCTGGATCGGCGTTCCGCAGTGCCGGCATATCCGCGTCAGGTGGTTGATGTGGAACGTCATCCGTCGAGCATCCTCTCGCGCAGCGCGACAAGTACCGCGATCTCTTCGTTGATCGGAAGCTGAGTTCTCTCGTGCCCTGCCTGCCGAGCAAGCTCGGCGAGGTAGATGTACTGCTCGACCTCTTCGAGCGTCGGCTCCCGCATGCGCTCTGGGCGCGGCCCGATCACCTCGCGCAGCCGCTCGCCGTCACCGGCGACCAACTGCCTTGCGAGCCAACCTCGGGCGCTCACGCTACGACCCCGTCGCTAGCAGCCGCAGGATCGTTGCGGGGTCGCGCTTGGCAGCGTCGGTAATCGCGTCACCCGCCTCGGCGGGTGACGGCGTGTCGTCAGCGCCGACGTCCGCTCTCTCCTCGGCGGGCTCCTCCGGTGCTGCCGACGGATGCGTGCTCGCCAGGTGCCGACCGGCTGCCTTCGCCTCTGCCTCCATCACGCGGATCAGGTCGACGACGGTGCGCCGCGTGTCGATGCCGCGCAGCTTGTCGATCGCCTGACTGATTTTGAGGCACAGCGCCCAATCCTCGGCGTCGTGCGCCTTCTGGTACAGGTGCCGCTTGATCGCGATGCTGTCGGCGACCGCTT